CGAGGACGAGCGCGGCTACGGCCGCGATGACGAGGACGATGGGGTTCGCAGCGAGGAAACTCATGGCCCCGCTGAGCCCTGAGGTGACGGATGTGACGCCGGATGTGACGGATCCCAGATTGGAAGCCACGGCGCTGAGACTGCCCACCATCGTTATGGCGGTCGGCACCACGCTGAGTGCGAAGCCCATGACGCTATTCGAGACGTTGCCCTGGGCGATGTCGGCCTTCTCCGTCGCCAGCTTCAGGCCTTCCTGGGCGAGGGCCAGCTTATCTGCCGCATCCTTCGCCTCTGCGCTGTCGGGGCCGTACTTCTCTATCTTCTCGTTGAGGTTCTTCTGCGCCTGGTCCACTGCCTCCGTGCTCTTCTGTAGGGCGAGGTTGGCCTTGTCCGCCGCGTACTGAACCTGCTGCAGCCTGTCGAACTGGCTGTACAGGGCGAAGGCCGAGGTTGCCACGCCGCTTAGGCCCACCACGAGGTCCTTGGTGCTGCCCGTGACCTTCTTCTGCGCCTCATCGGCGTTCGTCGCCATGCCCTTGAAGGTCTTGTCGACATTGCCCTGGATGTCACTCAGGGCGGCGCCCGTCTCGTCCCTGAGGACGATCCTGCCCGTCAGCGTGGGCCCTGAACTCATCGCATCCTCGCCTCCACCGCCTCCGCGAACAGCTCGGGGATCTGTTCAGCCGCCTCCATCAGGGCGGGTCTCAGGTAGGGCTGGGCCCTGGCCCTGCTCGTGCCGAACTCGACGTAGCCGGCGTAGTCGACCTCACGGCCGGTCCTCGGATTCGAGACGCCTCCGTCGCCCGCCGAGACGCCGACGACAAATTCGTCTCCTTCGACATGGGCATCCGGCTCCCTGCGGATGCTCCTCTGGAGTGCGCCGGTGTCGACGGGCACGATCTGCGCGGCCCTGTTCGCCCCGTCGTCGCCCGCCCTGTTAAGGGCCTCGACCGCCGCCTCCTCGAAGGCGCCGGGAATGGCCTCGTCTAGCCATGCGCGGAGTTCGTCCAGTCCCTCCCAGGACATGGTCAACTCGAGGCTCATCTGTTACCCTCCATGGCTTTGTTCAGCCTGCGGTTGCGCTCGCTCAGAGCTTCCTCGAGGAACTCGTAGCCCTCGGGGTCGCGGCGCCTCACCTTTCCCAGCTCCCTCAGGGTCATGCCGGTGGCGATGCAGAGTTCGAGGCAGAACTGGCCGACGTCACTTCGGGCGAAAGGAGGTTATCGAGTCCCCGATCGCCTTGGCCGTCCCCTGCAGGGCGTTGAGGATGAATGCGATGATGACGTCGTCGCTGACCGCCTCGCTGTCCCAGAAGTCGGCGTCGAGGCCGACGCCGATCTCCTTGGCGAGCTCCCTGAACCCGTCGACGGCCTCCCCGTACTTGTCCGGGTTCTCCTTGGCCTGGCCCCACAACTTGTTGTAATGCGTCGCCCTCGCCCGCTCGCTGCTCGTCATCATCCGGCTGTAGATGGTGAACTCGCCCAGGTCGTCCCTGAGGACCGTCGGGATCCTGTTCGTCTTCAGCCTCCGCATGAGGCGGTCCTTGACGCCCAGGTTCCGGATCAGCTTCTCCCGCTCGGCCTCCTCATGCCGCTCGAATTTTTCCTCGAGGCCCTGGCTCTCCTCGGCCCGCCCCTTCCGCTCCGCGTCGGCGCCCATGGCTACACCGTGCCAGGCGTTATCGTGGTGCCCATCCAGTCGAGGGATTCGGTGATGGGCGCGTCGGGGCCGGGGATGCTCAGCTTCCAGGGGCTGAACTTGACGCCGCCGACGGTGAACTTCGGCTTGCCCGTTGTGCTGCCGATGGGGTACAGGTAGATCGAGAACGGGGGCTGCCCGACGTCGGCGTTGGGGTCGGGCACCAGCTTGCCGATGAAGTCCCGGCTGATGAAGTACTCCTCCAGGCTGCCGCTGATCTTGACCGCGCCCTCAAGGATCTCCTTGGGCGTGCGCTGCGACAGGACGTTGATCGCCTCGAGGCCGCTGTCGACGGTGACGTCGCTGCTCCGGCCGTAGGCGAGCTGGTACTCGTAGCTGTAGGTGAGTGTGATGACGTGGCTTGCGCCTGGCGCCGTGTTGAACACGATCTTGCCTGTCGCACCCGTGAGCGTGAAGTTGGCGGATGAAACGGTCGAACCGTTGTCCTTCAGCGTTACTTTCGTCTCGTCGTCGGTGACCGCCCTGGTCGACGGGTCTACGATGGGGAAGCTGCGGCTGTAGAAGGTGGTCTGGCCCGCGGCCGCTGGGCTGCCCTCCATCTCCTCGTCGACGATGTCGCCCGAGAGGACGACCGAGGCCCGCCAGCCCTTGCTTGCCGACACTCAGGTCACCCCTACGTGATGGTTCCGACGTTCAGCGTCCGCACGGTGAAGTCGAGGCTCTCCGTCACGTCGCCGCCCTGCGGCACGGCCAGCTTCCAGTTGCCGAACTTGCCCAGCATCGTGAACTTCGGCTTGCCCGACGCGTACTTCAGCGGGTAAACGCCGATCCACTTCTCCGGCGGGATCATGTCCGTCACCCCGATGCCGGCGTACCCGGCCCACGTGTTGTCGACGTACTTCTTTTTCAGGCTCAGGCTCATCTTCACGTTGCCCTCGAGGATGGCCTGGGCGACGCGGCTGCCCAGCTGGAACAGTTCGTCGAGGCCGCCGTCAAGGCTGCAGTCGACGGACTCGATGTACGACTCATTCGATGCGGAGTCCAACGCCACCTCCGTGGCGGCTATGCGGAGGTTTCCCTTCCAACCTTTCGTTGCTGCGCTCATGTAATCACTCCTTTTCTCTATACATGACTTTAATCTCGATGTTTATAACACATTTTGAGGGTGCGCATCTGCGGTTATTCCGCTGAGGTTTCTCCGCTGTGGCTATTCCTCAAAATAGCTTTAATGTTCAAGCATCACCTGCATTATTGATGTCAAACATCGCCGACCTCATCGACCGTCGGGGCGAGGATGTGCAGATCTACCGGCGGAGCGTGAGCGGAACCGACGAGTTCAACCGGCCAAAGTACACGTGGGCGCTGCAGGCCACGGAGAAGGCCGTCGTCCAGGGCTACAAGTGGAACATGGTCCTCGGAGAGATGATCGCCTACGCCGGCGAGCTCACCGCCGACGACAAGGCGGGGTTCTTCAAGGCCGACAGCGCGGTCCAGGACGATGACCAAGTGGTGCACGCAGGCATCCGGTACGATGTCAAGGCGGTGAAGGTGAACAGGGTCGGGGGCTCTACCCAGTTAAAGATTTGTGTACTGAAGAGGATGATCGAGTAGAATGGTCGAGAGCCTAAAGCAGCGCCTCGTGGCGATCCTGAAGGACAGCATCCTCGTGAAGGAGGACGACGGATCCACGCCCGTGCCCGGCGTGGTTTCAGCCGCATGGTACGACAAGGCCATCTTCGCCACGGTGGGGTGGCAGGTGACGGTGGGGCCCGTCGTCGACGCCGTCGCCCGGGTGCAGGACCTCGGTGCGTTCCACAAGGAGTACGAGGAGGCGGTATCCGTCTCGGTGTGGGTGCTAGAGAAGCGCGGCGTGAACTACACGCCCGAGCGGCTGAGGGGGGACCTCGTGGATCAGGTTGATGTAATACTACTTTCCGGGATTAACAGCCCCGGCGGCGCATTCGATCATGTTAATGTGTCGGGCTGGGTCGACCGGGACGAGCCCGAGAACGGTATTCTGCGCAGCGACCTCACGGTGGTGGGCTACTACCAGAAGACCAGAGTCTGAGGAGGGCTTCGCCCTTAAGGGTTATGCTGTACTCGCCCCCGTGCCTGTCGATGCATCCCTGATTGAGCAGCCAGTTCATGGCGGCCCGGACCTTCCACGGGGTCGGCGACTTCTGCAGCGTCGCCTTCGTGAGCTCGCCCCACCTCAGGGGGCCCGCCTTCAGGGCGGTAAGCAGTATGCAGGCGACCCGGATACGATCGTCGAGACGCTCGGTCATGTCACACCCTCTTGAGGCCCCGGCGGTAGAGGGCCATGATCTCCTTTATTTCCTGGTCCCAAACCTGTAGGATGTTCCCCGCCGACTCGCTGTACTCGCCGATGGCCTGGGTCTGGGGGTCACGTGTCTTGATGGCCTTCGCCGTCATCAGCATGCTCAGCCGCTTGATCAGCTTGTCGGAGGTCGACTGGGCGCCGAGGAGCTTGTCGATGTAGGCGTCGCTCGTCTCGATGACCGTCGTGATCTGCTCGTCGGTCAGGGCGGTGTTGACGATGATCCTGACATCGGCCGCGGTGCAGTAAGTCACCTGAGCTCAACCTCCACGGGGACGCCGTCGCTGTAGACATCGCACTTCGCGCAGTAGTAGCGGGTCCGCACCGTCGCCTCATGCTTGTCGGCTGAGCCGGTCGGGTCGTCGACGTCCTCGCTCCGATATGTTCTGGGGTTCATGTCCGGAGTGTAGGGCGTCATGAGACTCCCACAGATCTCGCAGTACCTGTAGCAGTCACAGATTGCGAGGTCGGCGGGATACTCTCGCCTGTACACCCGCCCGCATTTGGGACATACGCCCACGGCCCAGCCGATCTTCGCCATGATCACTTCTTCCTCTTCATCGGGCTCGGCTCTGGAGCCGTCTTGGGGGCCTCGAGCTCGGCGATCTTCGCCTCGAGCTCCCTGAGGCGCCGCTCGACCTCCTCCAGATACCGCATATCCCAGCTCGGTGTGCTCAACTCTTCACCTCCTCGGCGCTCATGACGATGTTGAACGAGGTGCTTGGTCGTGCGTGTTCTTGAAGATGACGAGTTTAGGCTGAGACCTCGCGTACGTCTCGAAGACGGAACTGTTATGGGGGTTCGTGTTCCGTATCTGCAGTCCGTCGAATACCTTCACCACTATTCACCCCGACTCAAAAAAGTGGAGTTTCGGCCCGTTTCAGGGCCTCGTCAGGGGGTTAGCAGCTCACGATCCTGGCGATGGCCGTCGTCTTCAGGGTGCCGAGGCCGTAACGCCTGGAGAGCATCACGCCCTCCCTCAGCTCGTCGGGGATCTCGTAGGGCTGCGTCATGAGGTCCCTGCGCATCAGGCATGCCGCCGCCTCCCTGGAATCCAGCATGTGGCACTTGGCCGTCGTGCACAGGTCCGTCACCACGATCTTGAAGCCCAGGTAGGTGCTTCCCAGGATGCCGCGCGCGACGTCGGCCGCATCGCCGAAGTAGAAGCTGTGGATGAACTTGTCGTCGTTCCAGAGATCCTGGTACTGGTCCGGATGGACGATGCAGACGTCGGCCTTCCAGCTCTCCTTCTTCAGGGCGGTCCAGGCGGCCACCAGGTCGGCCCAGGCGAGGGTTCCCGATGTTTTGGCGGTGATCTCCGCGGCTCCCGCGAGGTCGCCGGCTGCGACGGCCTCGTATAAATTCATGATGTCGCTCGTCAGCTTCTCCTCAAGGAGCTGGCCTCCGTCGGCGATCGCCCTCCGCAGCACATCGAACGGCACGTCCTCGATGTAGCTCTGGGTGTAGGCGGCATCGTACACGTACTCGTAGTCGAGATCGATGTCCACCTTGCTGAAGCGCTCGCCGATCTGGAGGCCGCCGGTCTCGCCGACGCGAGTGACGGCGCCCCTCTTGGCGAGGTAGAACCGCTGCGTGGGCTGCTTCGTGGGCATGAGCCAGATGATGTCGCGGGCCACCTGCATCTTCGTAGCCGCCTCGACGGCGACGTCGTACACCTGGCCGAGGGCCTGGCTCATGTCGCTGAGGACGCCTTCCTTCATGACGCGTTGATAGAAGGCGTTGCTGCGGGCCTTATCGACGAAGTCCTGCTGCCAGTCGAGGTCCTTCTCCTTCTTCACCGCTTCCATCAGTCTGTTGCTCATCCTAGGCGCCTCCGTTCACGTAGATCAGGCCCGTGTCGCCGTCGGCGAACGTCTGCAGGGCGAATCCGAATGCGATGCCCGCCTCGACGGTCATCGAGGGCTGGGCCGAGCTGCTGACGACGTTGGTGGCTCCCGAAGGGATGGTCACCGTTCTGACGGCTGCAGCGACTACCCCTGAGGCTCCCGACTTGACGGCGTTTCCAATGGTGATGGCCCCTGACGCCGTGACCTTGACTATGCCCTTGAGCAGGACGGGAACATACTCGCCGGCTGCAGCGGTCTTCTGGGCTACGCCTATCGCCTTGTCGCCAGCTCCAGCGGTGGCCACGCTTCCTATGGCTCCCGCCGTGTGTGTGCTCATCTTCACGGCCTGGCCCTTGGTGATGGCGGACTGCGCCTTGAAGCTCATCTGCGCGTCTGTCTTGACTGCCTCTCCGACTTCAACGGCGCTGAACAGGTCAGTCAATTCTTGTCTTCCTCTCTTTTCCCGCTGTGCGGGTTATCTCGCAGCGGTCCGTCTCATTGGATTCCTCGGCGACCCTGCGGCTGGTCCTGAATGGACTGTGAACACTTCGCCCGTATCCGGCGGACGACCTCATGGGGTCCCCAGCCCCACTCCCAGGGGACCGACTTAGGCAGGATGGCGAGCACCTCATCGGCCTTCACGTATCCGACCGGGATCCTCAGGCCCGACCCGGGCTCAACGACGCCCTCGCCGAGGGATAACTTCGCCCTCAGCGCGTCTCTCTCCTCCGTGAGGTCCCGGATCGTCTTCTGCGCCTCTCCGAGTACGCGCTTACAGGCTTCGGCCTCCGACTCGGCCTTCTTGTAGCCGGTCATCCTGGACTTCAGTTCCTCGGGGAGGTCTCTGTACACTGGGTCCTCAGCTTGGTACGAGACCTCGATGTTGTTGGCGAGGGCTGCGGTGATGATCTTCGCCATGACCTTGACCTGCTCGCCGTGGTCGTAGTCTCGGCGGTTGTCGGGCTGATTGAAGTATGTGAGAGCTCCTTTCACGTGCTCGGCGTCGACGGGGTAGCGCCAGTTCACCGGGTCGGCGAACTGGTCCTCCGGGATCTTCTCGTACTCCCCCGGCTTCGTCAGGCTCCCGCCCTGCTTAGGCTGGATGCCGTACTTCCCGGCTCGCGCCTTTTGCTCCTGATGGAGTCTTTCCTGTTCGGTCTGTTCGCTCATCCTCTTCATTTCCTTGAGCTTGTTCACGATGCCCTCCCACACCTCGACCGAAGCCGCTGGATCCCCCGGCGTCAGCCGCTTGAGGAGACTGAGGCCCGTCAACTGCAGACCCCTCGGGGCGATGCCGTCCAGCTTCTCCAGGACACGCCAGTCGTACTCGACGCTGACGTGGCTGATCTCGCCCGCCTTGACAGAGTCGTATATGGGCTTGGAGACCTCGGCGACGTACTCCACGGCGCCGTCCTCCCAGGCGGACTTGACAACAATATTAGGCGCCTCGAGCTCCATGCAGTGGTCCAGGATCAGGGGCTTCCCCGTCAGGGTGGGCGCCGATGCCTTGAGCTCCTCCTCGAGGTAGACGCGGACCTCCGGCCACTCCTGGGGGTGATAGGTCTTGCACGGGTGGATCGCCTGACCCCGGACGAAGTACCGGCCCTCCCTCTCCTCGGGGGTGAGGCTGCCGACCCATTGGAAGGCCTCCATCTCCTTCGGCCTGGGCTGCGTGTAGTCGATGTTGTTCTCGGTGCAGTACGCGTAGAAGACTTGCTCGCCCTTGCCGCAGGGCCCCCCCTTGGGGCTGGTATCGGTCCCCGAGCCGTCGCAGTAGCT